GAGCGCCAGGCGTTGACGATCGAGAAGCTGGGTCGACGACATGGTGAGCTGGTCGTACTGCTCCTGCAGGCCCTTCCGTTCGTCGCTGATGGCCGAGGCCTTTTTGACTGCTTCGATTTGATCGAACAGCGCTCGGTTGCTTGCATCAAGCGCCTCGCGTTGACGATCGAGCAGCTGGGTCGATGACAAGGTGAGCTCGTCGTACCGCTCCTGCAGACCCTTCCGTTCGTCACTGATGGCCGCGGCCTTCTTGGCCGCCTCGACTTGGTCGAACAGCGCACGGTTGCTCTGATCCAGCGCATCCCGCTGCTTGGTCAGCAGCTGCGCCGACGTCATCGTCAGCTGGTCGAGCTGATCCTGCAGATCCTTCCGCTCGTCGTAGATGTATTGCTCCGCGTCGGCGATCTGCTTAATCGACGGTGCGAGTTGGCTCAGGACAGCGAAGGCCTTGGCGCCAGCCTCGGTGGCCGGATCCAGCGCTACCAGGTAATCGCGGAATTTCTTGGTCGCGTCCTCGCCCGACGCCTTCAGTCCGTACTGGTCGAGGATGGGTTGCACACGTCCTTTCAATGCGGTGGCCTGTTCCTGCTCGGTGTAAAAGTCCCGCAGGAACTGCTCGCTGTTCTGCACGAACTTCTGCAAGCCACCGGACAGGTCGATCAGCCGCTGCCGGGCGGCGATCGAGTCGGAGCCCATCGCACCGAAGGTCATGCCCATCGATTTCATGACGACGTCGACGGACTGGTAGCCCTGCGCGATACGCACCAGGGTCTCCAGGTAGCCTTCGCCGACATCCTGGAACTGCTCCAGACCGCCCACCGCGAACTGCGCCATGTCGTCGCCGAGCTTCGAGAACACCGCCTGCAGGGTCTTCTCGATCTCGTCGGCCTTCATGTCCTTGAAACTGATCTTGCCGATGTCGACAACGAATGCATCCAGCTTCTGCGAGAACGCATCCGTCGGAAGCCCCAAGGCGATTCCTGCCTCACGCACGCTGTCGGAAAGCGACAGCAGCACCTTCGTGATTTGACGGTTTGCGTCCGCACCCAGTCGTTCCGTCTGCGGAATGATCTTGTCGCTACTGAACCAGCCGCCGCTTTTCTTGATGTCAGCGTAGCTCATGGCGTTCAGGCTGCCACTGCCGATGGCACCGAGCGTGGTCTTGTCGACGGTGAAGCCAGAATCCTCCAGTGACTTCTTCCCGCCAAAGATCGAGTTCCCGATGCGAGAAAAGAAGCCAGAGGACTTGCCGTCCATCCCAGCAAACATCTCCGAACTGCCCCGGATATCACCGTTGCGCACCACCAGTGCTGAAAACGACCCGATATTGCTTTTGATGTCATTGAGCGCGTTCAGCATCCCCATGCTGATGGCGAGGCCCTGGTAAGTGTTGTCTTCGACACGTTCCAACGCGCGCGCGATCGAATCCGATTTCGCGCCGGAGTCGCCGAAGACACTGCCGGTCCCTTGCGACTCCTGCCGTTGCTGCGACAGGCTGACGTTGGAGCCGCTGACGCCGCCCATCATCTTGGCGCCGATCGCCACGACGGCGGCCATGGTGGCCGCGCCGGCCGCGAGGTTCAGAGGGAATGGCAGCGACGCGATCGCCTTGACGACGGCGGTGACGCCCCAGGCGCTCGCCTCGGAGGCCGCCAGGGTGGTCGAGGCAGCGGACGTTGTCGCCTCGCCGGCCAGCTTGGTAGCGTTCAGGGTGGTGTTAGCGGCGACTTCGGTTTCTTTGAAGAACAGCTTCTTCACCAGAGTCTCAGCGGCCATGGCCAGCTCGTAGGCACGGAATGCTTTTTCGGCGGTCTCCAAGGTCCGATAGCCTTTGCTGCCTTCGGAGAAGAAGCCCTTGGCGGCGGTGGTCATGTCACCGTACGCCGTGACGCGACTACGCCGTTCGTCGCGCGCGATCGCGATCGACGCTGCGGCGAAACCCTTGGAATCGGTTGCATACCTTAGCGCCGCGTTCTTGCGGGCTTTGTCGACTTCCGCCTGGCGAATGCCGTACGCGTCGAGATTGCTGATGAGCTGGGTCAGCGAATCGCCAGCCGTACCGAATGCGCCCTTGAGGGCCTCGCCAAACGTCTGGGCTTTGGTCGGGTCCAGGAACTTGTCTAGGTCCTCGCCGGCCTTCTTCGCTGCTTCCCCGGCATCGACCTTGGCCAGCGCAGCCGCACTGCGCTCTTTCGCCGCAATCAGCTGCTCCAGCTGAACGACTGCCTCCATCTCCTCGATCGTCATTTCGTGCATCAGGTCGATCGAAGTCCGCTGGGCCAGCTGATCCTTAAGGCGCGCAAGCTCCAGTTTCTCGATCGCGGACTTCGTCATCCCGAAGGTCCGTGCCAATGCTTCGTTTCGGGCAGCTTCATCGTCTGCGTCGGAAAGTGCCTTGGCCGTCGAATCGGAAAATTCCTTGCGAATTTTGTCCCACTCCGCCTGCCCCTTAACCGCAAGCTTCTTCGCTTCCGTCACTGCATTGGTAGCTTCGAACTCCTGCAGCAATCCTTCGATGAAGGCCTGCTGTTTCGGGCTCGGATTCAGCTTGGACAACTCTTCTTCTACACGCAGCTTTTCCAGCTGCGCGGCTGTTGCTGCCTTGCCGGTTTTAGCCTCGATCTGTGACTGGGCAATCTTGGCTTTGATTGAATCGACCAAGGCCTGGTAAGCTTTAGCGGCCTTCTCAGCAGCTTCCGCGTCGCTGTTCTTCCCGGATGAATAGTTGGCAACCTTTCTGTCCGGGTCCGAAGAGGTCGGAGCCGCCGCGGCCCCTTTCCGGTCGGACAATCTCTTGAGCACTGCCTGCTCAACTAAGTTTGCGGGCTTGTTCCAAAGCTCGTCATATTTGGCATTCGCCTCATCAAGCGCTTTGTTGCGCTCAGCGAGAGCCTTCTTGATGCTGATAAGTGGATCCTCGCCCTTGGCATACTTCAGGGCCACATTAGCGGGATTACGGAGATTTGCCAGCTCGGTCGCGGTAGTCGCAAGGTACTCGATATCAGCCCCAACAACTTTGAAGCTGCTGCTGACCGCAGAAACGATACGCGGGATCAGTACAAGCACATCGATAACACGAGCAGCCCCCACTGCCATCGTCTCGGCCCAGTCAGACGAATCGCTGCCGGCCAGCTTGTCCTGAGCTTTCATGACATCTTGGATGCCGTCAGTCAGGTCGGTCATCGCCGGAAGTCCAGCAACAATGACGTCCGTGAACAGCTCATTCGAGCGCTCGCGCAGCATGCCCATCTTGTCCTGCAGGCCAGTGGCTTGCGCGATAGCGTCTTTCGACACGCCCGAGAAATCGTCGATCGATTCCGACACGTCACCCATGAACGGCAGGAGTTCCCTCCCAGACTTTCCAAACAGATCGTTGGCAAGCGCGGCTTTGCCCGCTCCGTCCTTGTAGGTCTGAAGCCGCTTGGCGATTTCGATCATCAGGTCGCCAGGCTCACGTAGCTTGCCGGCGCTGTCGCGCGCTGAGACACCCAGGAAGGACAGCGCCTTCCGGGTTTTGCTGGACTCGTCATCCGTGCCGGACAAGCCCTTGTTCAGGTTTGCCAGGGCGGTGCCGACAGTATTGAAGTCGGCGCCGAAGACGGCGGCGACTTTCTGTAACTTCGACAGGTTCTCGATGCTCGCGCCGGTACGCTGCGCCATGTCGTCGAGGTCGCCAAACTTGTCGAGCGTGCCGCCGATCTTGTCGGTGAGCATACCGAGTGAGACCCCGGCAATAGCGAAGGACGCAATGTTGCCGATGCGGGCATGCATTCCGTTGATGCGATCAGTCAGCGCGCCAACCTGCCCAGTCACACGGTTAAGCGATTCTGCGTTCATGCGCCGCAGCGCGTCGGCGACGCTGTCGATATTGCGCCGGCTACCCGCCGCGCCATCGACATCCATGGTTATGGTTGCACGTGTACCAGTCATCGCTTCGCCTTAGTTCCTTCGCTTTTCCGCCCACTCTTCGAGGCAGGCCTGTTCCATCAGCTGCACCATGGCGAACAGCCGGTTCCGCTTCTTCTTTCGAATGTCACGCATGCGCATGCATGCTTCGACGCCGGTGTAATCCAGGCCGAAGGCGCCCGCCATCCCGACATTCCACTGGGTCTGCAACCCGAGCCACAGCTCGAACGCCTCTTCGTTCTCAGGCCATAGCCAGTACTCGTCCTGCTCCAGCACCTGGTCGTTGACTGCATACAGGCCAAAGGCAGCCAGCGCATCGTTGACGTGCTGCTCCGCCTTGATCGCTTCACCGCCAAGACGGAGGTCGCCGCGCGCCATCAGGCGCACGGCCTTGGTCAGTTTTTTGCCGTGGCCGCGATCTGCTTCATGTAGGTCGTGAAGCACAGCAGGGGCAGGCCGGCGTTGCTCAGCATCTGATTCAGGCCGTCCAGACTGAAGTTCACGGCCGCGCCGCTCTCATCCTTCACGGCTTCCCAGCCTTCCGCTACATCGCGCAGGAATTCCCGGATGGAGCCTTCGGTCGCGTTTGCGGCCTCGACCTCTTCCTGCGTGAGACGCTTGCAATGCAGGGTGAAGTCGAAGTCGACCGGCTTGCCGTCTTCGCCCGGGAGGGTGCCCTTGACGCGGACCGGAAGCTTGTTCAGTTTTTTCAGTACAAATGCCATGTGGCGTTTCCTTGCAAATTTAGTGGTGGGTGGATTACAGGACGACGATGCGCCACTCGTCGTTGCCGTTGACCGGGACCAGGCGCACGTCGTAGCCGATCAGGCGCTTGCCGTTCAGCTCGGACTTGCGCGGGTTGGTCAGCTGGGCGGCCGGCGCGAAGATGATGATCTTGTTGCCGGTGGTGGTGCCGATCGTCAGGGCCAGGCTCTTGGTGAGGTTCGCCTTGACGTCCGCCATGAACGCGACTTCCTGCGCGGCGTCCAGCTCGAGCTCGAGCGTGGCCGTCGACTCGCGGTCGGTGATGTCCACGGTCTCCGTGCCCAGCATCGGGGTGAAGTTGACGGTGTTGCCGAAGTTGAGCTCCAGGCCGGTGCTGTTGTAGGTCGTGCCGCCGGTCAGGGCGCCAGTGGCATAGGCCGCGCCGAACGTGATATCGACCACGTTCGCCTTGGTCATCGCGACCGGCTTCTTCCATGGCGTGAAGGTCGGGGCGACATTCGGCACCGCGGCGATGCCGCCGTCCAGGCCGGTCCATTCGAAGCGCAGGACTGGGCGGTCGCCGACCTTGGCCGACAGCGTGCAGTTGCCCATGGAGGCCAGCACCTTGTGCAGTACGCCATCGTCGTAGTAGTACTGGGTCAACGACTTCAGAGCGGTCGACACCGGCTGGTATTCCACGCGCGCTGGGGTCGTCAGCAGACCCTCTGCCGCCGCGCAGCCCTGCAGCAGCTGACCCCAGGCCGGAGCCGTGCCAGCGGTGCCAGAGCCGGCCAGTTCGACGGTGTACGAAATCTTGACGTTGGCCGGGCCGACCAGCTGCTCGCTGCCGCCGAAGTAACCGCGCACCAGGTTGCGGCCGATGGCCGCTGCTTCCAGCGGGGTGATGCTCACGTCCGAGACGAGCACTGCGTTTGCCGCACCGGTCGGCGCGGCGTCCACGCCAACGGTCGTTTCGATCTTGGCAGTGACGATGGTGTTCTTGATGCTACGTCCCATGAGTTACTCCTGGTGGGCAGCCGGAGCGGCGGCCAGTTCGTTGACTGCGTCTGCCTGGGCGGCATCGACAGTGGCTTCGGTAGGGGCTGGATCGTTCGAGACCCAGGCCCACTGGTGTTCGTCGAAAGCCCACGAACCACCGCCGGGCATCGGAGGAATGTCGCGTTCGTTCGGTTTTTGCAAGTCGGTCATGTCAGCTCAAAAGTTGGTTGTCGGTACGGTGCTCGGCGAGGTAGGTGAGGCGAACCCATCCGGTCTTTTTTCCTCCCTCGGTGTTCTCCGCTTCGATGCCCGCGATGACCAGGTCATCGACCATGCCACCCAGGGTTGGATTCGCCGCCAGGCGCTCGTAGACTTTCTGGAGCAGCGGGTCGACTGCCACATCGCCGCTCTCGACCGAACTGCGCGCATAGCAATCAACGGTGATGCGGGTTTGCCAGTCGATCGGAGCACCGGCGATCGTGCCGGGACGGGGCAGGCCCTGCTCCCACTGCACGCAGATCGCCTCATCATCCTTGTCCGGGATGACCCCGGCTCGAGCGCGGTAGACGGCGCGGCACACTGCAGGGCTCGCCGTCAATATCGCCATCACGGCGCTGGTCACCTTCGAGAATGCCGAGCTCATTACGCGATGCCCACGGTCAAGGTAGTCAGGCCAGTGCCATCCGGGGCGCTGTTGTGGATCATGTAGGCCACTCCGGCAATCTGGATGATCTGTTCTTCGGGTTCGTCCATCACCGCGCCTGAGGCGACGACGACGGACGGGCTGGTATCGGCTGCGCCAGTCCCGAGCTGCGCGACGCTTGCAGGGTTCCGGAAGATCCCGGGCACCACCGCACCGTTGATCGATACCTGTACATTCGCCAGGTGGTTCAGCACGGATGCGTTTGCGACAGCTTCGAGCTTGGCGAAGAGCATCGCGCGCTTAGCGGATGACGCCGTCGAGCAGGACCCGGGCGGTGGTATCGCTCGAACCCTTGTCAGCGGCCAGGCAGCCGACCAGCGTATTGCCTGCCGACGAGGTGGTCATGCGTTTGTTGGTTGCGTCCCAGTACATCTTGGCGCCGATGGTGCCGGTATCGACGGTCACCGCAGTGATATCGAAGACACCCTTGCGCTTGATTTCGACCGGCGCACCGAGAACGGCGCTGCAGGCCGCGACACCGAACAGACTCCCGACCAGGACGGCAGCGCCGCTGGCCAGGCCATAAGGTGCGATCACAGTGACGACCTCACCGGGTTGAACGAAATTCTTCATGTTGGCTCCTGAATTCTTGATGACGTTCCGGGCAGCGGCTTACTGGCCGGTGCTCTTGTACAGACCACGGTGGTCGACTGCGGTCACGCCGAAGTCGAGGCGGCAGCGGTAGCTGACGCCATCGACATCGAGCGTGGCTTCGCTGTCGAGCACGGGGCCTTCGGCACCGTCCAGGTAGCAGTACTCGACGGTATCGATCTGCGCGTTGTCGCTGGCGAGGTACCACTCGAGTTCGCTCACGTCGTCGAGCAGGGCTTCCACGATCGGGTCGACTGCGGTGCGGCCGCCGGAGCGGAATTCATTCACGTCTTCAGGCTTGGCCGGCACATAGTTCGCACTGGTGAGCTGGTAAGCCTTCTGCTCTAGGGCAGTTGGGACGATCAGGAAAGACGGCGCCAGGTTCAGCTTTTCTTTCTGCATGCCGACCTGCTTGCGCATCGCTTTGCGGCCGTCCTTCAGCGGATCAAGATCCAGCGCGCCGGCACCGAGGTTTCCATGGGTGGCGTGGAACAGGGTCTTGTTGTCACCCATCTGCGGGTTGCCGGTCAGCTGGCTGTAGACCAGGCGGTTTTCGAGGCGGCTTGCGCTGCCGCCGAAGGCAGTCGACAGGCGATCGAATGCGCGCAGATCGTCATTGACGATGGCCTGGCGGGTCAGGGAGACCACGCGACCGTAGGTGACCACGGCATAGCTCATCCCTGCGTCGCTCATGGTGCCGTAGCTGAACTCGCCGTGCTCGTTGGTGCGCAGCAGCTCGGGTGCGGCGGACAGCTGGACGATGTTGATGTTCTTGAAATCAGGAGCGTTCGGAGCGCGGCGCGCCCAACGGGTATAGGTGCCGGCGGCTTGTTCGTACGAGCCACGCATCCGCTTGTTGGCGACGTTGGCGAACAGCGCGGCGAAGTCACTGGTGGAATGCATGCCGGAGCGATACTGCAGCATGGTCGTTGCCAGTTTCATCCGATCCATGCCACGCGTGTTCACGCCGCACGATTCCAGGAATTCGCGGCCCAGCTCGATCATGCTCAGGCCGCGGTACTGGCGACCGTTGTCGGTGAGCTGGGCGCGTGCGTTGACGCGGTGCATAACCGCTTCTTCGATACCGGCCATACGCGTTTCGTGCTCGTTGCCGACCAGCTGGATGCGCGTATTTTGATGACCGCCGCGGACGGCGTCGCCGCGGGCCAGCTCTTCCAGCACGGCGGCGCGTGCTTGGTCGACCGAGTTGCCGCTGCGGATCAGGCCGGCTGCCAGGTTAGTGACGCCATGGCGCACGCACAGTTCGGTGATGTCAGCGGAGCGCGTCGCGGCTTCGGTAGCTGCGCGGGTGGCAGCATCGTCAGCGGCCGGGGCAGCAGGCGTGGGAGCTGGCGCCGGCGCGGCCGGTGCAGCGCCGCGGTTCTCGACGACAGGCGCGGGATTCGGTGCGCCCGATTGGGTACCTTGAGCTTGAGGCATTGTGTTTTCCTGGGAAGTTGAAGGATGGGCGGGCGCCCGGGTGATGAACTCGCACGGCACACCATTGGCTGGCTTGCTGCGCGTGCTCGCGTCAGCATCAGCCGGAACGGTGACAAAACTGATTTCGAACGGTTGCCAACGGACTGCGCGGTAGAGGTCCACCGTGCCACCATCGGTGCGGTCGACCGCGCGGGTAATTTCGGTGGTCGTGGTGTTGTAGCCGAACGAGATGGAACGGATGATGCCGGCTTTGATGTCGGCGACGATGCCCGCCATCTCGGCACGGGTCGAGAGGCGCAGAGTTGCGCGGCCCTCTCCGTCAGCGATAGTGCCGTTGAGCGCGATACCAATAATCGATTGCACGCCGCCATGAATGCGGTGGCCGTCAATCACCTGTACGGTACCCGCCTCGAAGCGCGTCATGTCGACAGCTTCCGGCGTTACCAATAGCTCTTCCTCGTACGGCCTGTCGGTCCACCAGTCGTAGCGGCGAACGCGCGCGCCTGTCGTCCAGACCACCTCGACGGTGTTGTCGGCTTCGTTATAGGTAGCGGGCACCAGCTGCGCATCGCGCGAGAGCGATGGCATATTGCGCGGGTCGGTGGCCGTGCGAGTTTGCGAAGTAGCAGTAGGCGTCGTCATGAAGCCCATTCTGCTTATTGCACTGTCTCAATTCTCGGAAAACTGAGACAGTTTTTCTGCGAGCTACTTTTTATTATCCGCCGCGTAGTAGCGACCGCTGTCCAAAATTAGATTTTTCGCCGGGTAGGCCGCTACCTTATTATCGTCCCGAAGCTTCGATATCGCCGGGTCATCCTGCTCCATGTTCGAGACCTGATCCACACCAGCCTGCACCTGCGCCCCCGCCTGGGCCTTGAGACGTTCAGCAATCTTTATCATCAGGGATCTACCTCATTGAACCAGGTGGTCTTATCGAAGCGCTCGCCGTTTGCGCAGGGCACGCGCGCCACCCAACGCCAGTCGTCTGGCAATGGGCCTTTGGCGTCGCCGAGCTTTACGACGACGAAGGTCCGCTCGACACCATCGATCGTCGCCACCTGGACCTGCGGACCTTCCAGAAGCTCAACGCCGAATACCAGTGCGGTGACGCCGTCTTCGTCTGCAGTCGTGCGCCGGTCGGCTAATTCGTCAGTGATGTCCGCTGCGTAGTAACTGACCTCATCCCTGTCGCGATCGGTGGTCCATTTGTCGCCGATCTTGATTGGTACTTTTGCACTCATATCGTTAAACCTCATTCGCTTTCCACTACCCTCGAACACGACAACCTTGCTACCGCTGCCCTCGAATACCACGACCTTGCTGCCACTGCCGTCGAACATCACGATCCGCGATGGGTGAACTTTCGAAATGTCCAGCGGCGGAGATTCCGCTAAGAAGCGGAGCATGACGTCGCCCCCACCGAGAGCGAGGTGCGCTGGCGACACCAGCTGGCGACGCGCAGCTATCAGCCGTACCTGTCCGGCATCCAGCGACAAGTGAGCCGCTGTCACCGGCATTCGCCTGGTGATACGCATCGTGACGTCGCCACCAGTGAGGGTCAGCGCCGCCGGCGCTACCGGGATGCTGTAGCTGTTCCCACTCTCCGCCGGCGTATATACGAACTCGATTGCGCCACCCGTCAGCGTGGCGACCGCGGGTGCAACCACCAGGCGCCGGGTAGAACGGAGCTGCGCTTTCCCAGGTTGCAGGACCAGGTCGGCCGCCGAAACGGCTACGCGGCGCGCGGCACGCAGGTCGACCAGGCCACCGGTTGCCGCCAGTGCCGCAGGCTGCACGCCGATCTTGCGCGACGCGCGCAGGGCAACGTCCGCGCCGGCGAGCTGCAGCTGTGCCGACTGCAGCGCGATGCGACGAGACGTGCGCATGGCGACGTTGCTGCCGGACGCCTGTATTGCCGCAGGCTGCACCGGAACCCGGCGCGAGATGCGCATGGCGACGTTGCCACCAGCGAGCATCAGCGCTGCAGGGCTGATCGGGAGCGTCGTACCGCCGAGTGCAGCAATGGCGTAGACATCGTCATCAGGAATGGCGAATTGCTGCCAAGGGTTGAGCGCCCAGGCGCGTGCCTCCGCGTCGCTTACGACTCCTTCAAGGAAAACGATGTTGGATAAACCGCCGCCGAGAGGGAATGCGCCGCTTGCGCGCGCCCCGATAAACAGCGTCGAGTTCGCAAAATTTGTTGGTCCACCTGTCGACGCAAACGTACCGGTGCTGCTGACCCGCTTTCCATTGGCGTAGAGCGCAAACGCTCCGCCTGGCTTCCCGAGGTCAATCGCCACGGTGTACCAAATCCACTGCCCCGGAAATTGCGTGTCGAAAAAGGTGTCGTAACCAGGGAGCGTGCCGTACGCCGCAATATCGAAACGCCCGAATGCGCCTGAGTCGGGATCGATATAAAACCCGCCTGCCGTGGCTTGCGAATTGCCCGTGTGCTCAAGAAAGAACCTATCGGACCTTGTGTATGAATCTACGCGCCCCCAAAAGCCAATCGAAATTTTGGAATACTTCGAGAGGTCGAGTTGCACGCTCGCAGCCGGTCCAGCATTCCCCGCATTCAAGCTACGCCCGAACGGGGCGGACGCCTGGGATCCGCCAGGGCCGAGCTGCAAACTCTGCCCCGAAACGACGGTGCGCAAATTCCCGTTGAGCGGGATGGCCTCGATAACGCGTCGACCGAACAGGTTGGCGCGATCAAGGCGCACCAATCCCTGTGGTTGATTGCGCTGTCCAGGCATTTAGGCGGCCACTTTCTTCGTTCGCGGGGTAACTTTCAAGGTCCAGCCGGCGCTGAGCGCCTGCCCGGTTCCATTGTTGTGCACGTAGTATTCCGCCCGCTTCGGCAGGTCGTACGCGATCACGCCGTTCAGCTGCATGGTCTGTGCGGTGGTGACGTTGTTGACGGTGAAGGTGCCGACGAAGACGGTCGGGCGGGTCGCCTCCGGGATCTCGGCGTCGCTGGTGCCGTCGATGTCGAGCGGGCGCGCGTAGAGGGCCAGGACGGCGCCTTCGGTCGGCGCCGCGGCAAACGTCCCGGTCAGCACGAACTCGGCGTGCGGGAAAGAGCTGCCGTCCACGACCAGGTCGTACACGGCGTCGTCAGCCTGGAGCAGCGCGTTGTTGGCGATCGCGCCGCCGGCGGACTCGAGCACCTTAGTGGTGCCCCATACTGCAACGATTTCTCCGCTCACAGCGTCATCCTTCCTTCTGCCTTGTTGAGGGCGTCCGACACTGTGTTGAAGTGGATCGGATCGGGCATGACGCCGCACTTGAGCAGCTTGTCGATGTCGTCGGCGAATTCGACCAACCTCTCCTTGAGCGCCGCCAACGAGGCGCGCGCCGCTGGAATGCTCAGGTCGAGGACGCCGCGCCGGACCGGGGCCATCCCCCAATACACGGTCCGGTCCTGCTCGCCCAGATCCACCACGGCGTCGAGAAACATCCCGCCGCGCGGGTCTCCCAGGACAGCGACGACAGTACCTTCACCGATTTGCGTTGGACCATGCTTCGTACGACCAGCCGACAGCAAGGCAGCGATCGCGACATCATTGCGAACCTGTACGAGCGGATCGATTGAAGCCTTTTCGGTGCTGGTCAGCGCGCGCCCGGCAACCGCCTCCAGGGCGGCAATCTGCGTGGCGTCCATGGTCAGGCCAGGGTCAGGACGCCGGCTGCCGCGTCGAAGTCGAGCGTCAGGGACTCGCCGTCGAGCAGGGTGATGCTGTCGCCACGGTCGACCCAGCCGACCAGAGGCTTGCCAGCCACGCTGTCGTTGTAGACGACGGGGTAGCGAAACGGGCCGACCGGGCCGCTGCTGGCGGTGATCACCTCGTCCGCGATCTTGACCCGGGTCACGCTCTTATTTACCGTCTGCACGGCGGCGCTGACCACGACTTCCACATCCTCCATCGCCCTGGTAATGGAAATGGAGTCTAGAGCGTATCCGCCGGTCACGTAGCCTCCAGTTGCTGCGATCTGGGTGATGTTCGCCAGCACGGTGTTCGTCGCGGCAGGCGCGGTATTGGTCAGCGCGACCTTGAAGGTGTGCGAACCGAAGTTGTGCACGCCGCGCAGCACCTGCTCGGCGAAATCATTGAATTTTTGCAGCGATGGCATATGAACCTTTCAGAATGGGTACGGTATCGATCAGGCTGACTTCGCCTTTGCGGAATCTTCAGCTGGTTGAGTTGGCAGGTTTCCCCGTTGGAGGAATAGCAACACTTCGAGGATGCCCAGCTCGCGCAGCTTGTCGATGTCGTTCTTCAGCTCCTCGAATACGACGTCGGGGTCGTAACCCCGCTGGCGGAGCTTTTCGCTGATGCTCGCCAGGCCGCCGCTGATTTCAGCGAGGTCGGCTTTGACGTCCTGCTCCGGGTTCACGTAATCCCACTTCGGCGGGCTGAAGTCGACGGACTTGTCACGGGTCTTGATCTTCCCGGCTAGGTAGGCGTGCTCGATAAAAGCGTCATGGATCGGCACTAGCAGCTTGGGGATCAGCACCAGCCATTGCATCGCCTGAACGGCTCGGCGGAAGTCCAGCAGTCGCACACGCGCGCTGCTGAAGTTGACACCGGTCATGTCGCCAGTGAGCATCTCGTATGGCACACCGATGCCGGCTGCGATCAGGTGCAGCTGATGCTTCACGTACTCGACATACCCCGGGGCCGCCTTCGGCTCGACGACAGTAAAGTTCATCCCGGCTGGCATGCCAAAAATATTGCCGCCGCCCAGCTCGCCCAGATCGCGTACACCGCCACCCTGCCCTGCGCCATCGCCGCCCATCCCAGCCGGATTGTCCATCGCGGTCAGATCGCCACTGGCCAGCACGGACAGGCGGGTCTCTAGGTTCTTGCGCGACAGTTCAGCGTCCTCGTACAGCTGCAGATCACGCACCCGACTGATGACTGACGCAAGCCGCGAGAAGCCGCGGCCCTGCCCCGGTCTCTTCGGATTGAACAGGTGGATGATGTCCTTCGCCGGCACCCGCTGACTCTGGGCACGACCGCGGGCCACAGCGACCTCGCCCGGGTGCTGGTCCCACAAATAGTAGGCGGCAACCGCTCCGAGCATGTCGTACTCGATGCCGTTGACGATGGTGTTGCCGTTCAGGGTTCCACTACGGGCACTGTCGAGCCAATCGATTTCCAGCAGCTGGAGCTGCAGCGGGACCGGCAGATCATCGGTCGGGCGCCTGGTGCGCTTGCGCACCAGCACCTCGCCGTCCTGCTCCATGGCGAAGTAGGCGGCCTTCACTAGGCCGTAGTAGTCGAAGCGGCCATCGGCATCGCATACCTTGGCCCAGTCCTTGAACAGCCCGTTGATCGCGTCCTTGTCACGACCGGTCGCGCGAGGAATGATGCCGGTACCGACCGTGGCGGTCGCCAGCCCTTCCAGGCCCGCTTCGATATAGGGAACGTTCTGCACCAACGCGCGCGCCTTCGCGCGAGTCATCGGCGCATCGGCGCGGTGATCGGCATTCGCGCTGGCGCCGGCACGGCGCGGTCGCCAGCCGTCACGTGGGCTTGCTGCCTCATAGGCGCGCTCGAGCTGACGGCGCGCGAAGTGCCTGGAGATGCCGGCATGTGGACTGACCCAGCCGACGATCCGGTCGAGGATGTTCGGCATCAGTCGCCCCGGTTCGTAGTGAAGCGGAAGCCGAAGATCCGAGGGCCGCGATTCTGCATCCCGCCATTCAGGACCCTGGCAGTATGCTCCCGCGCGGCGATCATCGCCGCGGTGTTCTGATAGGTGAGGGTTCGGCCGTCAAACACCACCGAAGTGGCACCGGAGGCGATTGCCGCGTCGAGGGCGTCGAGGTCTGCTTGTGAGATAGCCATGCCGCCAAGAGTAGGGAGGCGGCCGTCTCAATTCTCGGAAAACTGAGATTATTTCTTTCGGCCGGGGGTCTTGATGATGCGGTACACGGAAGCCCTGCTGATGTTGAGCCGGCGCGCTACCTCTGTTGCATTGCGGCCGTCGAACAGGCGCATCACCTCCTGTACGATCCGGTCGCGTTCCGCCTTCGGGCGGCGCGGGATGTAAGTCTCGATTCCGGCGAATTCCCGCCGCGCCATCTGCTTGAGTTCGGCAGCGCGCTCCCGCATCTCCGGAAACTCAATTGAGATGAACTCGAAGATCGAGTCGATCAGGTCCGGGTCGTCGAGGATGTCGGTGCTCACCACTGCCTCCCGACTGGCCAGCGTGGCGGGGAGGATGGGTTCGGCGATTTCGGTGTCCATGGGTCGGCTGCTGGTTGCGTGGTTGTGATTGATGCTGGAGCTGCCGGGGCGGCCAGGGTTTCTTCTGCCTCAGGGGCAGGCGGATCTTGGAACAGGTCTCGGGTTTGCGGGTCAACGAAGTCGCGAAGCTGCTGCCACTGGACCGGCGTCTTCTTGTGCAGGTTGAGGTAGTACGCGCAGGCCAGACCATAGACCATCAGGTCGCCCGCCTCGTTGCGGTCGCTCTTCTTCTTCTCCCACACGCGTACCTTGCGACCGCGCTTGTAGACGCTCACGCAGTACTCGGCGGTGAGCTGCTCGTAATATTCAAGCGGCAGGTCAGTGGAAAAGTGAATTGCGCCTGGGCCCTCGGCCAGGCGGTAGCGTGCCGCGAGGTAGTCCTTGGCGGTGTCCGTGCCGATCAGCCACAGCTTGACGCCGTGAGGGATGCTCTTACCCTGCCAGTTCACGTCAACGAGCGACGGCTTCGTGCCCAGGATCGGTTTGTTCGGAGTCGAGTGACCCTTGATCGCGTAGACATTGCGATGCTGGCGAGTTCGGCAGAAATTGTAGACGTCGTGGGTATTAGCCCCGCCCGAGTCAATGAACGTTGCCGCGATCGACAACATGCGGCCGCCGGCGTGACGATATTTAGCCAGCAGCGCTTTATCGAGCTTGTCCTGGGTGGCTTGTTCGGACGGCGATCCAGCGATGATCTGGTAGTCCACGATCCAGCTTTCCATACCCTCGCCCCAGCCTATGACCTTCAGCTCGAAGCGGTCCGGCTGCGTGTCGACCTGTCCGCTGAGTATCAGTGCGCCCTTCGGTACTGTGCCGAGCTTGTACGCTTCAGCGCGGGCCTGCAGCTCGCTCGCTTTGGTTTGCTCTTTCTTGCGCTCCCAACTGCGCGCCAGGCGCGTGTTGTAGAAGACGATCATCTTCTCTTCGCTGCCTTCGTTCAGCTTTGCCTTGGCTGCTTTGTACTCCTTCAGCAGTCCAGCCCACGAGAACCAGCCGTAGGGCAGGAACATGCCGTTGATGGTGAAGCTGACCGTCTCGCCGTCGCCCGCCACGCCTTCCGTCCAGGCGCCGCGCTCGAACATCTTGGTCTTGTCGGTTTCGTACATGAAGCTGCCGCACTCGATGCACGGGTACATCGCGCGCCCTGCCTCATCTTCCTGCAGGCGCTCGAAGATCAGCGTTTGCGGGTGTCCACAGTGCACGCAATCGGCGAGCGCTTCCTGCTGCGTTCCCTTCTGGTACAGCGTTTCAATGGCCGACGCATCCTTCTCGGTCGGTGAGCTGGGGTAGTAGGACTTCCGGTTGCGTTCGTACGTGGTCTGTCGCGCATCCGCCAGTGCTACCGTGTCGCCCTCTCCGTCGACGTTTGCCTCGGCGCGGTCGACCTCGTCGTACAGCACGTATCGGCAGGACAGTTCGGACAAGTTCGCTGCGGCGCCTGACGTGACGATGGTCAGCGCGCCGCCGGTGTATTCCTTCGTGTCCATTGTGTTGATCGAGTCGCGCGAACGAGGAACCGCAACACGCTCGCGCAGCACCGGCACCGCCTCGATGGTCTTGTCGATACGCTTGCTCGCGCGCTTGGCCAGCTTGCCGGTTGGAAGGATCCACAGGAAATTCGACGGCGCCTGGTGCACGGTCGACCCGAACCAGTTCAGGCCAACCTGTGTCTTCAGCATCTGCGATGCACCCATCACCACCACCCGCTTGCAGGGGTGGTGCGGCGACAATGCACGCATCGGCTGGCGCGCGTGCGGCGTACGGCTGGTGCGGTACTTGCCGTACTCGCTGGCACCACCGCTCTTCGGGATGACCATGTGCTCATCGGCCCATTCATCGACCGGCAGGTTCGGGTCAGGCTGCAGGCCGCGACCAACGGCTGCGCGCACTATGCCAGCGGCGGGGGCGAGACGCATCACTCGACCGCCTCGCCGACATCGACGTCCAGGTCGGACTTCAGCATGTGGGCCATGCTCCCGAGCAGCGCCTGCAGCTCGCGCTCGATCACGTCTTCGCAGGCCTCGACCGTCGACAGGGCGGCCACCTCGGCGGCGATCCGCCGCGCGCAGTTGCCCAGTCCATCACGCAGCCCGCGTGCGACCTCAAACATGGCCGCCTCGACGTCCGCCTTAAGCAGGAACTTTCCGGCCATTTCGGCCAGCTTGATCTCGGCAGCCTCCGCCTCCGCCGCCTCCCGCCGCGCGCGGCTCGTGTCGTAGCCTGGGACCTTGAGTGGAGACTCCGGACCTCCCGCCCCTCCCACACCCGCGGCCGGCCCGGGCTGCGCCCCGTTTGCCAGAGGGTCGGGGCGTTGGCCGTTTGCGCGCTGGCGGGTGTTCTTTGCGTACAGGTGCGACGCGTAATCCGGGTCGACCTTGCCGTCGGTGACCGGGATCTCGCAGCGCTTCACCGCTTCGTATGCGGACTGGCGGGAAATTCCCACGGTCTTTGCCCACTCGGCGATGGTTGTCAGGTTCGGCATGTGTTTCGGTACGTTGTCAGGATGTTTGTCAGGAAATGTTTTGGGGTCCGGCTAGTGCGCTGACGGGGCCTGAATTACCCTTGCCAGCCATACCCCGGGAAGAACCTAACCCCCGGGGGGGCCTGAGTCAGCGCTTCGGCGCGGCGCGGTCGCAGCCGGGCGTGGAGCCGTTGTCGAGGGCGACCACCGGCATCGTCTTGTCCTCATCGAGCCGCTGCTGGTCGAACCATTGCGAATCACGCATCGAGCCGTCATCGCTAACGCGTGGCTGGATCAGGGCCTGGTTGCAGCCGCTGATGTACTGGACGAAGCCAGTGGCCACGCCGGAGAAGCCGGTGATCTTGTCGCGGTAGGTGTGTCCCAGTTGGATCATGATGTTTCCTTTTGTCGTCGCCGCCCTCATCGCCGGGCGGCATGGCGTTTCAAACACGTGCGGTGCGCAGCGCCTTCTGCAGCTCGGCCTCGAAGTGCACCGGGAAGCGCGCCGCGACGGTGGCCTGGGCGACGTCGTGGAACTTCAGGCGGCTCTGGTACTGCACCTGCGACACGAAGACGAACACTGGACGGATTGCCGTGCCGTGACCGAAGCGACGCTTGAAGTACACGCCAGGCGGCAGCCCGCGGTTCCCGTTCGGCAGTGCGAAGTACGTCACGCCCTGGCGCGCGATGGTGCGGTTCGAACGCTGGCTGCCAGAGGCGCGCGACTCGTGGCCGGCACCGCGCTGCACCTTCAGCTGCGACAGGATCTGGGTGATCTGGCTGCGGCGGATGTTGCCGTTGGCGTCGAGCTGGGCGCCGGCGCCCGGCACCAGGAACGAGCCGACCGGCATCAGACCGTTGGCCTGCAGCAGGCGCTCGGCGCCCTTGTGGCGGCGCGCGCCGCCGAAGATCTGCGGCGACAGGAAGCGGTCGGCCGGCACACCCTTGCCGAACGGGTCATCCTTGACCCAGACGCGCGCCTCGAGATTCGTTTTCGTCGCACGCTTCAGGTACGTGCCGTTCACGGCGTATGCGGTCGGACGATCGAAGGAGGTGCGGATCTCGTCCTTGATTGCCGACTGCACGTCCTGGGCGGTGCGGGTGAGCGACACTGCGGCCACGAACGGGCCTTGCCTGCCCAGCGCGGCAATCCGGTCGGCCATGGCCGGGAAGGTGGTCTTCACACTCATTCGCATGCTGCTCTCCTAATTCATCAGGCTTTGCCGACTGTTTCTCAAACCCTGCAAGTCTGAAACCCGCATGGATACTGCTTCTTGGCAGGGTATGCACACATGCAGGGTTGTTTATGATGTAGCGTTCAAAAAAAACACATCGCCCCTACTGCATTCATTCGCGCCTACGTACGCAAAACCCGGACAACCCTGCTAACCCTGCTGAAAGCCACTATCCATGCGGGTTTGCGGCTTGCAGGGTTTGATTGCTACTCTGCGTAACCCTGCAATGCTCGGTCTGCACGAACCTTGCCCAGCTCCCGGAACTTGGCGATCTGCTCATCCAATGGGCGCGGGGAATCCTCGTTCTCGACCACGAACACCATCCTGGTCTTCTTGTGCTTGCTGTCGACGGCCACGGACTTCTTGGCCTTGTGCTCGCGGCCGCCGATCAGACCGGCGAACTTGCAAAGCGTGAGCGGCTTCTCGCCACTCTTGTCGCACCACCGCTTGTAGATGATGTACAGGTCCTCAGACAGACAGGAGCAGTACGGCGCATCCAGGTACCCGTCCTTCCAGGCCCGGTGGAAGGACATCCAACCGGCCAGGCCGAACTCGATCACGCGCTCTTTCGCCAGCGTCATGGGTGGCTTGGTGTGCTCATTGAAGTCATCCAGCGGCAGCTCGAGGAGGAAGTGGTAGAACGCCTCGATCGCACCGTTCGCGATCGCGTCCTTGACCTGGTCGTAGAACGCCGGGTCCTGCTTGCGCCGCGCCTCGATCACCATGAAGCGCCGGTCCTCCAGCTCGATCGGAATCGGCTGCGGCTCGTTGGACAGGAACACCGAATTCATGTGGTTACGTTCGTCGCGCGCCGGCAGGTTCTTCTCGTTGATGTTCATGGTCTTGCCGGTGATCATGTACTTGAGGGTCCCGTTGTGGCTGTACTTGTCGTCGCGCGACAGCACCTCCTCGAACAGCACGAAGAGCTTCTTGCTGCGCCAGGACGTGAAGGTCGAGTCCAGCTGGTGTTGACTGGCGACCGTGCCGTAGTCGCCGAACATCGGGAGCATCACGCCCTCGAAGAACAGCGACTTGCCGGTACCCTGCTTCTCCCCGAACATCAGGAGCGCGGTCTGCATCTTGGCGCCCGGATGCTGCAAGGGGTAAGCCAGCCAGCGCAGGATCCACTCCACGTAATCGGCGGCGCGGTCTTCGGCGTCGCACAGCGAGGCCAGGAGCGCGAGGATCGGCTGGATAAGCACAGGATCGTGCTTCGGCTTGAGCGGCCAGCCCAGGAAGATGTTGACGCAACTGACTGGGTCAGCCTGCTGTGTAGGATCGAACACCAGGTTGCGTGCCTCGATGGTCTTGCGCTGCGCGTGCTCCTGCCATTTGCCGGTGAGCTCGGCCGTGTAGTCGGCGCGCACGGCGCCCAGCGTCATGACCTGCTGGCCGATGCCATCCCACACCGTCTCGGTACCGCGCAACAGGGTTAGGTTGTCGAGCATCTCGCCCAGCTTCCCGCCGCTGCCATTGCCCTCGGCTGCCTTGCCTCCAATGAGGGTGGGCAGGGAGTCGCGCAGGATGGTGCGCCGGTTCGGGGCCTTCTCCCAGCTCGCTGCCAGTTCCTTGCCGACCCACGACGTGAATGCGGACTTTTTCAGGCGCTGCTTGCGCCGGCTGTCCCACACGTCGGTGGTCGGGTAGATCAGCTGGAAGTGCTCCAGCAGCACCTCCAGCGTCGGCGCACGCATGTCAACGTGCACGTCCTGCAATTCATTCGGCGCAGGCGCGTCAGGCAGCGGCATGTCGTCCAGATAGGCCGGTGGTTCGTCGTCGACGGTCGCTGGCGCGTCGGCATCTGCGACCGTGAGGGCGCGGGAGCGCGCGGCCAGCACCTGGTCGCGCACCACATCGAGCGATTCGGCGTGCTGCAGGTCGTTGAAGTCCGACTCCTTGCTGTCCGGCGCACGGCCGGCGAACTGGGGGATGACGACAGACGCATTGCCCACGGCCTGGGCTGCTGCGCGCGAGCGCGACACGCCGGCGTTTTCGAACTTGAGCAGGCGCACCATGCGGCCGGCGCGAATGTCCGCCTCGATGTACTGGGTTCCGGCGCGGTCGGTGCGCCAGGTGGCGCGCACGTGCACGGTGCCACCATCGAGCGCCGCCAGTTGGTGGTCAACGCCGTCGATGACCGGCTCCCACGCCACGCCGAAGTCGTCGCGCAGGCATTCAACCAGGCGCGCCACGATGCGCATGTCGTCGTCGGCCAGGAACAGCAGGTGAGCCAGGGGGAAGTCGTGGCGCAGCTGCTGCGCGACGGCCATCAGGTTGCCGGCATTGAATGCCACCATGGCCGGGGTATCGAAGCCGGTGGCCTTGCGCACCGTGGCGCAGGTGGCGTAGCCCTCCCCGACCTCGATCAGCGCCGTCTCCGAAGTGACGCGGCCGATCAGAAAGCACCCGCCGACCATGTCCATGCCGGTGCTGAAACGCTTTTCGCCGTCCGGCTGGATGCGCTGCAGACCTACCAGGCGGGCCTGACCGTCGCGGTAGTTGCGAATCGGGATCAGCAGCACGCCGTCGGCGTCGACCTTCACGCCTTCGCCAGTTACACCCTTGCGCTCCAGATAGACAGACACCTTCTGTTCGTCCGCCCGGATCCAGTCGCTGCGCGCGCGGTTGGCGGCCATCTCAGCCTTGCGCAGCTTGCGTGCGGCCTCCTGGCGTTCGTAGTCAGCCTGCTTGCGCTCCGCTTCGGCGCGCTCCTCCGGCGTGACACCCTCCCAGTCGACTTTGACCGAGATGGCGTTCTGGTTCGTGCCCTGCCAGACGCCGAAGCCGCCAGTGATGACGCGCCGGCCCGAGCGCAGGTCCAGCTCTCGCAGCACATACCATGCCTTTTTCTTCGGGCCGAACCGATGGATCTTCCCGTCGGACAGCGGGTGGCCGGAGGGCAGCTGCGGCAGGCCAGCCGCGCTCATCTGCTCAATGACCTGGTCAAGCGTCGCCATTGGCGCCCTCCTGATTCTCCAGGTCGGCCAGCAGGCCGCGCAGGTGTGCCAAGACACGGTCCTTGTCGACCGGGGCCTTTACTGGCGCCGGCCACAGATCACGATGAGAGCGGCGAGCGGGTTCAGTCACAGCGCGTTGAGGGATCGGGTTCAGTTCAGCGGCCATCACTTGGGACTTCTTTCGGGGCCGCGGGCTGGCGGCAGTAAATCTGGAACATCAGCGGCATCAGCTCGCCCATGGTCTTGTGCATCTGCTGGGCGATTTCTTGAAGGTCGGCACGTTCGCGCGCGTCAATCTCGCCGTCTTTTACCGCCTTGGTGTAGGTGGCCGAAAGCGCGCCCAGCTCGGAATACAGCTCGTGGAACTTGTCATGCAGGTCTTCTCCGCAGACACCTTCGGTTTGCGGCAGCTCCAAGAACACGCCGCCCGATTCAGCCGCGACGGCCTGGGCGAAGTGCTTGGTGCCGGCATGCGCCTGGATCAGCAGCGCGGTCGAGACGCGCATGCCAGAGCCCTTGACCTCATACACGCGCGCCTCCAGCTGCGAACGCGTCATGCCGAGCGTCGCCGCGGTGCCGGTCCAGCCGTGCACCTTGATCATCTCTTGATAAGCAGGCAACAGTTCCACAGTAGTTCCTTCCATTTCTTGGGTACTCTCTGCGGAACCGTCTCGTTATCATTCCTGCACGAAACCAATTCCGCCAATTTATTTCCTATGAGCAATTCTCAACGCGCACGAAAGTCACGCTTGCTATCGAAGCTCCGGTGGGAGCGCAAACGAATTCCTCTAGTTATTCAGGTAACCCTGTTCGTTCGCTTAGGGCGTTTGCTCACCCTGTCGGCCACAAGGGTCAAGGGGCAAATTGTGTGGAATTACGAACTAGGCTCCTGCGCTAATACTGGACGTTCCACATCAGTAGCTCGCCGCATAAGACCATCACAGTGCTGAGCATGGAGACCGACGATCGCCGCCAAGGTGGTGCTCAGACACCGCGCCTGTCCATTAAGGATTCGATTGACGGTCGGTTGCGACGTCTTAAGTTCCGAGGCAAGTCGTGTTTCGCTCCATGCGGTCGCTGCCTTGACTTCGCGGAGAAGTGTCGAGGGGTCTTTGTCCATATCCGTAGTCTATACGCGAATGAATAGAAAAGCAAACGAGAATGAATAGGTCGTTGTGTGTGCTCTATACGCGCACGTATAGTTCCGAGATGTCTATCGCAAATCGACTTGATCAAGCTATGCAAGCCGCGGGAATTGTCTCGCAGAGCGCGCTCGCCCGGGCTTCAGGGGTGCCGCAACCGACGATCAATCGCATCCTGAAAGGCACAGGAAAAAAAGGCCCTGAGACGAATACGATCAGCGCCCTAGCACAGGCCTGCAGCGTCTCAGCGCAGTGGCTGATCGACGGAACGGGTGCCATGGAACGTCTACCGAAGGAGGAGCCTCCAGAAGGTGAAGTCGTGCGCTTGACTGTGGACGACGCTAGTCAAGACTTTGTCGGCGTACGAATGGTCTCCCGATTCATTCATGCAGGCTTAGATGGCCACGGTGGTGACGTCGAATACGAGGACCATATTGTCCTTAGCCTTCCAGTCAAGTGGGTCTTAGAGAAGGGCCTCAATGCAGCTAAGCTTATCGCCATTCGGGTTAAGGGCGATAGCATGTATCCCACTCTGAGAAAAGGGAACGTTGTCATCGTTAACACAGCGGACAACGACCCACGGTTTTTGCTTGACGGTATGCTTTATGCCGTCAATCACAATGACAAGCCGGTAGTGAAGCGGCTTGAGCTTCTTGGGGGGCAGTGGCAACTCGCATCAGACAATCAGTTGCCAGAGTATCGCAGCCGACCTGTGGATGAGAGTACCGAAATCATTGGCCGCGTCGTGCGAATGGAGATGGACTTCATCTAATGAAAATTCAGGTCGCTGAAGTTACACCTTTCGGACCACCAATCCTGGTCGCTATCGTTCCATCAGAATATACGGTGTCGTCGACTGGACCTGGGCTGATACGTCGTATCGAACCGTACTACCCCACCCATCCCATCATGCTGGTGTCGGTCGAAAGCAGTGGGTTCCGAGCCTTTGCACCATTCCAGACTCACAAGTTGCTTGCGCTCATTCAACTGGAGTACTTGCAACTTACGGAGCTTGACCTAGCGGCACCGCCGCCGGATCGCGATGAAGAGCTACCGTTTTAGCGAATTTCGGTGAGCTTTCAAAGCAAATTTCACTATAGACTCGGCGTGCGAACCGGCACGCTTCGATGCCGCTTGAGAACGATGCTCTCACATGATTACCTTCATTAATCGCAACTCAATTTTACTTGCGCTTAGTTGTGCCTTGGTCGGGTGCCAGAAGGAACCTTCAAAATCTGCAGCACACAATGCTGCGGTCTCTGCTCCTCCCACTAAATCGGCAAGTACAGCAGTTTCCATCCCTCACGAAGTACCGAAGTCATACGATGGACCATTCGGCCTTGCTGGCGGCATGCCCATCGCCGAGCTGACGCAGCTTGGATTCAAACCGGTTGGAAGCCATCCAGGGATATTCACCGGAACTGCCCCGAAACCAATTGATGAGGTGACTGAGTATATTGCGTTGGCTACGCCTGATGCAGGCGTTTGCAGAATCAATGCCCGTGTGAACATCCCTGTCGTAAATGGATCGGGGGATCAGGTCAAATCGAAAGTAGATCAACTGGCCGAAATCATGGCAGTAAAGTATGGTAAGCACTCTGGTAAAGAGGACTACATTAGCCAGGAAGTCTACCGGCGCAATCCACAATATTGGATGATGGGTCTGCAAGAAGACTCAGTTTTTTACGTCTACTCTTGGCAGTCGGGAAAAACGCAACAGCAACTTCCGAACGGTCTGCAAGCGATTGAAGTCGCCGCTAATGCTTCCTCTCTGGACAAAGCATGGGCTTCCATCCAATACACTTTTACGAATTTCGACGCCTGCTTACAAGAGAACCAGAAGCGCAAAGCTTCTAACCTCTAGCCCGCTCCCTCACTGAACGCCCACATGGGTTCAGCACGCCACAAATTATCCATTCGCGTATTGCCAAATCTATTCGTTCGTGTATAGTTCACTTCGTCTACCCGATGGAGTGATCATGAGCACCTTCCAAGTTACTGTCCGAACTGGCGGCAAGCCCTACGTCTACAACGCCCCCGCTACCTGCGCAGGCGAAGCAGCTGAGGACGCTGCCGAGCGCTTCGCTGACGTCCCTTGCGGCATCACCGTCACCAGCAGCGAGGTGCGCTGATGAACGCACGCAAACCACTATCGCCGCTGGCAGCCGCCATCGCGGCCGCACGTGACTTCAAAGAGCTCCTGGACATTCAAGCCCCGGACACCCTGTCTTTCCCAAAGCACAAGGGCGATGCGCGCACTACCGCCACGTACGCGACTGCGTTACGCCTCCTCGATCAGGCTGTTACGCAAGATGCCGAGGGCGCCAAGGGCATCAGCTTTGAGCGTCGTAGTGAACTGCTCGTGACGCGTGTCGTAGCCAACAATGGAGCAGATGTTCCAGCGAACCAGTTCGAGCTTTTCGCTGGCATAACCGCTGCCATCGCCCAACTCGCTTTCGAAGTCCTGGACGAGAGCGGAGGTGGCACCAAACACAGCGGCCTTCTCGAAATCGCTGTTCGCTTTCGCGGCCAGTTCGATCAGGTCGGCGAGCTTGTCGAGAGCAAGGTGAATGTCGTTCACGGTACAGGTCTCCAAAAAAAAGTTATCGAAGAGGCATTGTGCCACGGCGCCGCGGCTGGTGACGAGGTGCGCCAATGACCACCGCCACCAAATTGCGTAACACGCTGCTGCGCTGCGCTCGTGAAGCGACCGCCGCCGAGCCGAACAGCGTCGAGTACCGCCTGCACGCTTTCATCGCCAAGTTGTCCGGCTCTATGGAAGGGATGGGCGAGCTCGAACTGGACGCCGCCCTGTGGCAAATGCTTCAGACGCCGCCTGCACTCGCGTCCACCACTACCCAGCCGTCTGCCGACGACCAGGTTGCCATGGCTTGGTGGAACTCGATCACTGAAGAACGTCGCCGGCACTGGCTCTCTGTCGCCGGATCTGCCGTTCCAGCCGACGCTTGGCGCGCATTCGTCGCTTCGGAAAACAACCTCGCCATGGAGAGCTGACATGGGTTTCTTCGCTCTCTATCGCTACTACCGATTCACCGGTCTGCGCCGCATCGACGCCGCTCGCCGGGCCTTCAAGCTTCGCATGTACTGACATGCAGCGCGTCGCTCCAGACCGGGCCGCACTCGAAGTCGCCCACATGATGCTTCGAACGCCGGAACCGCTGGACGACATGCTCAACCACCCTGCCCTCAAATTGATTTTGGAGGCCGTCGCACGCCGGCATATGCAGCGCCGCGCGCGGATCGACGTGAAGAAGCTGCAGGCCAACGACAAATAACTATGGCATACGCAAACATGATGGCCTCGCTGAAGGCCGCAGCCGAAGACAAGAACAACCCAGCAGTGTCGAAGACGACTCAGTTCGCAATCGACCCACGCGCGCTGGAGGTCGAGGAAGGTTTCAACGCTCGCCCGCTGAACGCGGACCACGTGGCCGAGATGTCGCTGGCCCTGCGCAACGGAGCGACCTTCCCGCCGTTGGACGTACGCGTTGATGACAACCGCATCCTGATCGTTGACGGCCACCACCGTCATGCCGCCGCCCTCGACGCGATCGCCAAGGGCTTTGACATCAAGGCCCTCGACTGCCGCCAGTTCCGCGGGAACGACGCCGACCGTGTCGCCCACATGCTCAACAGCGCGTCCGGCTTGGCGCTCACGCCGCTGCAGCTCGGCGTCCAGTACCGCAAGCTGCTCGGCTACGGCTGGAGTGAGAAGCAGATTGCCGACCGTCGCGGCAAGTCCGTTCAGCACGTCAAGGACATGGTCCTGCTGGGGGAGGCGGACAGCGACGTGCACCAAGCGGTGAATGCCGGCCTGATCTCCGGCACCGCCGCGCTCAAGGTCGTCAAGGAACATGGCAGCAAGGCCGGCGCCATCATCCAGGAGGGACTGGAGGCGGCGCAGGCTGCGGGTAGGACGAAGGTCACTCCTAAGGCGCTGGCGCGCCGCACAAACGCCAAGGTGAGCGACAAGCAGATCGTCGACTGGCTGATCCAGAACCTCAAGGTCGTTGCCGAATACGAGAGCGACAAAACCCGATTCTACGAACTCGACTTGGCCATCTCGAAGACGGTCGAGCACACCACCGACCTGCGCGTCCTGCTCTCAGCAGCCGCTGGTCCTCAACAACCAGCCTGAAGGAAAAGCATGAAGCAAACCAAGAACCCCATCACCGCCGGCACGCCTGTCAAGTTCGACAGTGAGACCGGGCCGCAAACCGGAACGGTGCAGGAGGTCAAGACCGATCTCACCAATGGCGCCAAGGTGGCCTTCGTCCGCGTGCCAGGCACGATGGACAACACGCCCTGGCAGATCCCGGTCAACGAGCTGTCGCACGCGGAGGCTGCTTAACATGTGGTTCTCGAACCTGCAGGTCTATCGCCTGCCCGCTCGCTGGGCATTCAGCCCGGAACAGATGGAAGAAGCACTGCAATCGCAGGCCTTCACGCCCGCCACCAGCAATGAGCTGCTGCGCCAGGGCTGGGATTCGCCACGCGCCAACGGCAAGCTGGTCCACGTCGTCAACAAGCAAATGCTGTTGATGCTGGGTAGCGAGAAGAAGCTGCTGCCGAGCTCGGTCATCAACCAGGTCGCCAAGGCCAAGGCCGCCGAGCTGGAAGAACAGCAGGGCTTCCCGCCGGGTAAGAAGGCAATGAAAGACCTGAAGGAGCGCGTGGCCGATGAACTGCTGCCGCGCGCCTTCTCGATCCGCAGCAACGTCTGGGTCTGGATCGACCCGGTCAACGGCTGGCTGGTGGTAGATGCCGCCAGCCCGTCGACGGCGGACGACGTCATCAAGCTGCTGCTCAAGGCAGTCGACCGCATGCCGCTGGAATCGCTGCGCGTGCAGAAGTCCCCGGTCGCCATGATGACCAGCTGGCTTGAAGCCGATGAAGCCCCGCATGGTTTCACCATCGATCAGGACACCGAACTGCGCGCCACCGGTGAAAGCCGCGCCGCCGTGCGCTACCTGAAGCACACCCTGGAACCGGACGACATGCGCCGCCACATCGCCGCCGGCAAGCAATGTACCCGCCTGGCGATGACTTGGAACGACCGCATCAGCTTTGTGCTGAGCGAGTCGCTGGCAATTAAGGGGATCAAGCCGCTGGATGTGACCAAGGAAGGTGAAGCCGTCACGTACAGCGACGACGAGCGCTTCGATAACGATATCGCGCTGATGACCGGGGAGCTGGCCAAGCTGCTGGCGGACATTGTGCGCGGCCTGGGAGGAGAAGCGCATGACCTGGTGAGCAAGGCCCAAGAGGATGCTGGCGGGCAGCCGCCACAGCGCATCGCCGACACGAGCGAGGATCCTGACGCGCTCTACGCCCAGGCCGTGCAGGTCGTTCTTCAAAATCAGCGTGCTTCGATATCGCTCGTCCAGCGTCACCTACGCGTCGGCTACAACCGTGCCGCTCGGCTCATCGAGGAGATGGAACTAGGTGGCGTGGTTTCCGCGATGCGCTCGAATGGCGACCGCGACATTCTGGCCGCCCTCTAGCAGATCGTCCGCCATGCCTCGATTCCATCACCGACCAACGTTCCAGCCCAAGGCCAACGTGCCAATGGCGACCGAAAGCCGCGACCGGTTGGCACTCGAGCTGCGCATGGCGGGCGAGTCACTGATCGCCCAGCCGACCATCGCCGCGTACAACACGCTCTCGAAGATCCTGGCGTCGCTCAACCGCGCCGGCATGCAGGACAGCCTGCTCGACCCTGGCACAAACCTCCTGAACGGAATCTGCGATCGCTTCGAGCAATCGGGAGCAATCACCGTGGAGTGCGAGGAGGCGGCGCAGCTGCGCCAGGCGCTCGCCAACATCGACGCCGGCCTGCACCGCGTTCCGCTGCAGCGCCTGGCGCTCGCAGTGGCCGAGGTTGAGGCTTTCTTCGCCGTGGTCGAACCATCCAACACCGACAAGTAGAAAATGCCACGCGACGACTCTACCCTTCCACTCGGCTTCGGCCACGAGCGCATCGCCGACAACTTCGCCGGCGGCGGCGGTGCCAGCGAAGCGATCCGCATGGCCTTCGGCCGCGATCCGGATCTGGCCCTGAACCATGACGGCCCGGCACTCGCCATGCACGCGGCAAACCATCCAACCACGCGCCATTATCGCGAGGACGTCTTCCTGCTCGATATCCTGCGCGCGATCGGCGATGGCCCGCTCGGCGCGGCATGGTTCTCGCCGACGTGCACGCACTTCTCAAAAGCCAAAGGCTTCAATATCCTCGACCAGAAGACACGCGGCCTTGCCTGGGTCGTGTGCAAGTGGGGAGTGACGCTGGCGCCGCGCCTCATGTTCCTCGAGAACGTCGAGGAGTTCGAGGGCTGGGGGCCGCTCGACGACGCCGGTCGCCCGATAAAGGCCCACAAGGGCCGCACCTTCATGGCATTTATCGCGGCGTTGACGACCGGCCTGGCGCCAGATCATCCGGACGTCCCGGAGATCCGCAAGGTCCTGGGCGACGACTTTCCGATGCAACGCATCTTCGCTGGCCTGGGCTACAAGGTCGAGTGGCGCGTACTGCGTGCGTGCGACTACGGCGCCGGCACCATCCGCAAGCGCCTCTTCATGGTGATGCGCCGCGACCGGATAGCGATTCGCTGGCCAGCGCCGACCCACGGCGATCCAAAATCGCGCGAGGTCAAGTCGGGCAAGCTGCTGCCGTTCGTGACGGCGGCCGACTGCATCGACTGGTCAATCCCCTGTCGGTCGATCTTCGAGCGCAAAAAGCCGCTGGCGGACGCCACGCTGCGCCGGGTCGGCCGTGGGTTCGAGCGCTACGTGAAGGATGCTGCGCGCCCGTTCATCGTCGGGGCCGGAGGTCCAGCGTATTCCGGGAAGCCTTCTTCGATCGATAAACCGCTGGGCACGCTGACGACCGAGAATCACCGCGCCGTAGTATCGGCTTCGCTGGTCCAGATGGGCTACGGTGAAGCACCAGGGCAGGCACCTCGTGCTTTGAATATCGAAGAGCCGCTGGGAACAATCGTCGCCGGCGGTGGCAAGCATGCGCTCGTCGCTGCCTCACTGGTCCAGTATTACAAGAGCGGCAGCCAGAACGTGCCGGCGGACCGCCCGATGCCGACCATCGTGACGAAGGATCGCATCGGCGTGACCTGCGCCTACCTGGCGAAGCACTACAAGGGCGTGGTCGGCGCCAGCGTCGAACAGCCGCTGCCGACGGTAACCACGACGGATCATAGTTCTCTGATCACCGCGCACCTGGTCGGCATCGACAACAAGAGCAACGGCGATCGTGACACATGGGATGTCGCTAAGCCGCTGGGTACGATCGTAACCGAGAACCGCCACGCGGTCGTGACCAGCAATCTGGTCAAGCTGCGTGGCACCAGCACTGGGGCTGCCGTCGACGGCCCGCTGGGGACCATCACCGCCAGTGGTCAGCATCATGCGGAGATGCGCACGACACTGGACCAGCCGGGCCAATGCGCCGCGCGACGCGAGCAGGTCCGCGCCTTCCTGCGCGAGTACTGCCCGAGCCTGAAGGATGCCGAGCACCCAGAACTGGTGATGATCAACGGCGAGCTGATGGAGGTCGTCGACATCGGTCTGCGCATGCTGGTGCCGCGCGAGCTGGCCAACGCCCAAGGCTTCCGCCGGGATTACATCCTTGATCCGTTCTACACATACATCAATAAGCGCGGCAAGGCCATCACGAAGCGCCTGACCGGTAGCGACCAGGTGCGGATGATCGGCAACAGCGTTTCCCCTCTGCCGGCCGCTGCTCTGATCCGAGTGAACATTGAGCACGAACGACAGCTGGCGAGGGCGGCATGACCGGGCCCATACCGAACAACCAGGACACGCCGCTCGACGCGGCCGCTTACCGGCATCAAATGCTGCTGCTGAGGTCCGCGCACTGCGCGCGCCCGGTCCTGCACCAGGGCCTGAACCGCTTCATCAACAGTCTGACGCTCTACCAAAACGGCGGGCGGGTGTCGATGACGGTCTACCTGGCCGGCATCAACGAAAGCTTCGACAGCAGCGAAATTCAGATCAAACCAGCCAATCAGGAAGGAACCACATGATCAAGACCGAAACGATGAGCGACGTTATGCTGCGCGCCCTGCGCAACTTGATTGCGAACGACAGCTACGCCATGACGTTCCAGTCGATGGGGCAGTACCGCGCCGCCCTGCTGAACCACGTCGACAACGTGGTCAGCACACCGAACCACAGCCCTGCTTTTCAACCGCAAGCGGAGGTCGTCACGCTCGACGCGCATCAGCAGGACGCCGCCCAAGTTGCAACGCTTGCAAAGCCAGGGGATGTCTGATGTTGAAATTGATTGCAAAGTTAATCGCGCGGCCGGCTGTCGCGAACTGGTTGATCCGCCGCGCACAGCGCACGCCTTACTTCCACATCGCATCCGAAGGTGGCGACGAAGTCTACATGTATCGCTGGTGGCTGTTTAACGCCTACCCGCACGGCAACGACGGCGCGGGCCGCCGCTATGGCGACTGGCTGCCGAGCTTTCGCATCCACCGCATCATGCGCGAGGACCGCGACCGGCACATGCACGACCATCCGTGGAACGCGCGGACGTTCATCTTGCGCGGCTGGTACAACGAAGAACGCCAGTTCGACCCGCCATGGATGTTCCATGATGATGCAAGGAACACTATCCACCGCAAAGCTGGCGACACCGCCCAGTTGCACTTCGGTGAGTTCCACCGCATCAAAGAAGTTAGCGAAGGCGGCGCATGGACGCTTTTCATCACCTGGAAGAAACGCGGCACCTGGGGGTTCCGGGTGAACGGCAGGAAGGTGCCGTGGCGCGATTACCTGGGGATCAACGATGCGCCTGCGTCCACCCAGCAGGAGAAGATTAATGGCTGACGAAAACGATTTGATCAACCGCTTGGCTGCAGCCGTTGCAGATCGCATCCGACCGCAGATCCCTTTCGATTACGAGATGTGGGACATCGCTACGATTGCGGCCTGCTTGAAGCTTAGCGAGGCCCAAGTGCGCGAGCGCCTGGCACCACAGCCAGACTTCCCGAAAGCTGTGCGGCTGCCAACGGCGAATGGCGGCAGGGGTCATGCTCGGTACCGGGCAAAGGACGTCTGGGCATGGATGATGAGATACCAAGACAAAAACTAATTTCCTTGTAGCCACATAGCGCGCACGTTTGCGGACCTTAAGCTATTGAATTTGCAGAACTGTTTACTATCTAAGTTCACAGCGTACAAATTGCCACAAACTACCGCATAGACCACGCAAAGTCCTGTGAGCGTTTCTTTGCTGAGGGAAAATTTGATGCTAAACTTCACGAACTATGCCAATCTTTCTTGCAGTTCCGCTAACAGAGTCGCCAGCAAATTTGAAGGCGTCGATCGAGCGTCACATTCCGAACGCAGATCATCTGCTGCTCCAAAATGGCCGCGGCTGGCTCATCCGCTTCGACGGAACGACGACAGAACTTACGAACAAGTTGGAGATCACAGGGCAGGCTCAGGGTGTGTCAACTCCGGTAGGGTCGACTCTTGTCACCCTAGTCTCGTCTTATTATGGTCGAGGCCCAACGGACATGTGGGAGTGGATGTCAACGAGGATGCAATCGTGAGCGGAGCAAGACGACAGCAAGTCCAATCTCCGCGGCAGCAGGCACAACCTGTTCAACAGGATGTCTCGCCCGCGCCAGTCCAGACAGTTCCTAGCATTGGCCAAGGTCATCCCGAGTACCACTTTGTGCAATCCATCATGGAGATGCAGAAGTCGCTTGGACAAATTAATGCTTCCATCGAATCACTAACCAAAACTGTCGACAGCACCAAAAGCAAGGTTGAAGATTTGGTGAAATGGAAGAATATGATCTTCGGTGGCGCTATTGTAATTGGATTGTTTTGCAGCCTTGCAGGCTTCGCTGTCACTAAATTTTCCGGCTACGTGACCATCAAGGCTCCAGAAGACCAGGTTCAAACGTCAAAGCCTGCACCGCCCCCAGAGGAGCATAGTGAAGCACCGGCTCAGAAGACGAAAACTACAAGACAGTAAAATGCCGCCTCCGGGCGGCTTGCTACTGGGGCGGCTCCTGTAGTGGCAGTCATGATGAAAATCCCTCGACAGCCTGCTATTAGTACACATAAATTACGCACTCCAACGATAACCACATGATTTTATTCATGATTGGATTCCGGCCGGAGGCACCACCCCCTAGCAACGATGTATCCCCGGCACAGGCGCCTAGCCTGGTGCTTGTCCTTCCAAGCTGTAAACCTTTCCGACATTCACGACGCATATCTTGGCGCTCGCCGAGGCAGGATTCCGCCCCGTGCACCCGCATGGATACTGGAAAGTTCCTCTTCAATCGTTTCGTGGCACGCCCAATGCGGCCCGCTCCGGCCACATTCACCTGTCGGAAAGATTTACAGCCAGCACACCCGATCGCTCAGTTGCGCTGCGATGGCGGCAGCCGGCCAGGCTCCGCACCCTTGGGACTGCGCTCGATCTTGCGCGAGGCGCCGTCGCGCGCCATGGCCGCGAACGCCGTATTCAAGCGCGCTACCAGCGCATCCGGCACCGCGCGATTGCAGGCCAGATAGACCCCGATCTCATTGAACACCAGCACCGGCACTACTTGCTGGTCGTAGCCGAAGCGCGCCAGCACGTCGCTGCCGCTGCGCATGCTGCCGGCCCACAGGTCGATGCGGCCGGCCATCAGCTTGTGCAGGTTGGCGAGATCGTTGGCGGTGGAATCGACGTTGAAGCCGCGGCTGCGCAGCCAGGCTTCGCGCGCGTCGCCGTTGTAGGTGCCGATGCGCAGGCCACGCGCGTCCTCGATGCTGCGCAGGCGCAGCTTGCGGTCGGCGCGTCCGAGCAGCACCCATTGCGCAGTGTCGATCGGGCCGACCCACTTGAAGAGTGCTTCGCGTTCCGGAATGCGGGTAGTGGAGTAAACGCAGGCGTCACGCCGGGTGAGTGCGGCGTGATAGGCGCGCTTCCAGGGCAGCACGTCGATGGTATGGGCGACGCCGGCGCGGCGCATGGCCTCACGGACCTTGTCGGTGGCGACGACATCCATGCGCTCGCTGTCTCGCGTGCTCGTCGGCGCCAACAGCTCGGTCGTGATGTAGAGGCGCGGTTCCGCTGCAGTGGCCGACCAGGCCGCTGCACCAAGCAACAAGAACGTGACGAAGAATCGGTTGCGAAACATGACTGGCCTGCCTTGCGACGCTGCGCGTCTGGTTACTGGACAGAATAGCAGCACAGTGTTTTTTTCCACAACGCATGTGAACGCCGGTGGTAGCCACGCCACAAAAA